TGGGCCCCCACTGTGCATCCACCATAGAGTTATACTCTAAGCACGAAGGATACCATGATTTATCCACCCTCTCCAAATAGGATGAGATCTAGAGGAGTTTATCGCTCCTCTGGAACTCTGACCTACTGGGACACCAACGTAAGAGGAGACATATGGGGTTATACCCATCATGCTCCTGTTCGTCAGGCCCCTCTAGGTACGGAATCCGTATACTCCGAGAATCATCCCGGGTATCGGAAACCTCCTACTCTGGCTGACATTGGGGGACCTTTCTTTCTTGAAAGGTACTCCATGTCGCGACCTGGTCAAGGATCAGGCGAGTTTGTCCGCAATTATGATATTGCGGGCTACCCGTTTAATCCCTGCCAGTTCACATGCCAGTTCAGCGGCGACATCTGGCCGATGGCCGCCGTTGCAATGGAGTGGGCGCCCCTACCAAATTCATCTGAAAATGAGATGAATATGATGGGAGCGGAGGCAGTTTCTAAAGCTGCCCCTGGTGAATCACCTATGAGCCTGGTCACTTCACTTGTGGAACTTAAGAAAGAGGGCTTGCCCTCTCTCATCGGTTCCACGACGTGGAAGGACCGGACTTCCGCCGCGAAGAAGGCAGGAGATGAATATCTCAATGTCCAATTCGGGTGGAAACCACTGATCAATGACGTTCAGTCATTGGCTCATGTGGTAACGAGTTCTGATTCCATTCTCAAGCAACTTGAGAGGGATTCGGGACGCGTTGTTCATAGGAGGTTGACTCTGAAAGAGGACACCGAGTACGACGAGACTGATCTCGGAGTACACGGTGTTTCTCTTGCTGGCGAGCTCTCCTCGGTCTTTATGAACGAGAAGTACCCGCCTGGACGAGTCACGAGGATCGATGAGATCAAGAGGAAGGTTTGGTTCTCAGGTAGCTTTACGTACTATCTGCCTTCTCGATATGATTCGAGAGACAGGTTGCGTTCCGCTGCCGAAAGAGCCAATCTAGTCCTTGGACTAGAACCTACCCCCACTGTTCTCTGGAACCTCGCACCTTGGTCTTGGGCCGTGGATTATTTCTCGAACGCAGGTGATGTTATTCACAACTGCGAGCGATTGATATCCAAAGAGTTGATCATGCACTATGGCTATCTTATGGAACATGCTGTCCATAGGAGAGTCTATATGGCGGAAAATTCCGCCGTGCTTCCTATCACTTTTATTAGTGAGTCGAAAGCACGCGTGCGTGCCAACCCCTTCGGTTTCGGCGTCTCGTTCGACAATTTGTCGAACGCTCAGACGGCGATCCTAGCTGCCCTTGGCATGTCCCGGGGCGGTTGATGTACAACCACCATGGGGGATAATCCCCCTAGGAGTGATGCCGAATGTCATTTCAGGACCCAATCGTTACGCAATCAGTTGACACCGTCACCTTGACACCCTCCCTTGTCGTTTCCCGTGTTAACACGGGCAACTACTCGGGTGAGTACATGGCGTCGGATGGCAACTTTGCTCTCACGATTTCTCACACACGTAAGAATCGTGATCGCAGTATGATGCGTCTCGACTTCAAGAAGACCCTGCCTGACCCCATCATCCCATCACAGAATGTGGAGGTGGGCATGGCGGCCTATATCGTGATTGACCGACCCCCTGTGGGGTTTGCCAAAAGCGATGTTGACGGCGTCGTAAAGACCGTTATCGGTACTTTGCTTGACGGCGACAACCTTGATAAGTTCACGACTTTCCAGTCGTAAACACCTGAAACAACCATGACATCGGCTATGGAAATGACACCTCATATAAGGAGGGTATTTGAAAAGCCTGATGTCACTCTGGTCGTGCCTAGCTGCTGAACTTGCAGCTTGGTGCTCATGCACAGACACCACTGCTGATGTTAAAACCATCAACAGGCGTGTTAAACACGAGGGACTCTCGTTTCTAACGATTGTCCTGCCGTCCTTCGGAAAAGACTTCGAAAAAAGTCTTGACCGCGGGTACGTCGCTGACGACGTGTTTATTGGTTTCAATAGACACGCAGGTCTCCCCCGATTTCTCGGAGGTTTCCTTCAGCTCGTGTTTGATCGTGAGACCGGCCTACTTCTCAATGAACCAAATACTGATGCAATCTTTGCTGTAAAGCAGCTAACAGCTGTTTTTGGCAAGCTTCCTCTCCCTTGTACAGACAAGCGAGTAAGGAAGGCATTGGATCAGTACATTGAGACTGAGGATGAAGTGAGGGAGAGTGATAGAAATATCACTCCCGCCCTTTGGGAAGACCTTGAGAGGGTCTCCTCACTTCTGTTTGCGCGTGTTTTCTCGGCTGTAGATCGTGAGATTTACAGTGGGATGGTCACGCCCAAACACGGACCAGGGGCCACCGCGGAGAGACTTACCAGCAATGGTAAATATAATCTCCGTGAGTGGACCCTCCGGCTAGAAGAGTATTTTCCCTTTTCGGAAAATGCCTCCTCCAGCTGGTCCCATTATCTAGAGCTTCTAGATAGTGAGAGGATCTCGTTCCTTTCTCCCTCGGAAGAGCGACCCGTCAGGGTCATCACTGTTCCGAAAACGCTCAAGACACCCCGAATCATTGCTATCGAGCCGACTTGCATGCAGTTTATGCAGCAAGCGGTTCTCGAGAGCTTTGTCTCGGCAATTAGAATGAATTCTGTAATTCATTCTATGATTGGATTCGATGACCAGACCCCTAACCAGGACCTGGCATGTAAGGGTTCCTTTGATGGTTCCCTTGCCACACTCGATTTGAGTGAGGCATCCGATCGTGTCTCGAATCAGCACGTCCTTAGGGTCCTAAAGAACTGGCCCCACCTTTCTGGTGGTGTCCAGGCCTGTAGGTCCCGGAAGGCTGATGTTCCTGGCCATGGCGTAATACGCCTAGCCAAGTTCGCGTCTATGGGATCCGCTCTCTGCTTCCCCTTCGAGGCGATCGTCTTTTTGACGGTCGTCTTCCTAGGTATCGAAGCAGAGATCGGAAGGCCGTTGAGATGGAGAGACATAGTCTCTCTATCTTCTCAGGTGCGCGTCTATGGAGACGATATTATTGTCCCCGTAGAATATGCAGATGCCGTATCTCATATGCTACATTGTTTTGGCTTTGTAGTAAATGAGAACAAGTCTTTCTGGACCGGAAGGTTCAGAGAGTCTTGTGGGAAGGAGTACTGGAACGGAGAGGACGTGAGTCCTATTAAACTCCGTACATATACTCCTTCTCTGCGGGTGCGCGATCCGGAACTGGCTAGTTACGCCGAGTTCAGAAACCATCTCTACAAGAGAGGTCTCTGGACCACAGCGTACTGGGTGGATTCACAGATAGAGCCCCTTCTCAAGGGCTATTATCCTAGGATCCACTCGGATAGCTCAGTAATTGGTAGGTTCACCTATGGTCAATACAGCATTGACCGTTGGCACCCTACCCTTCATAAGCCCCTGGTTAAGGGCTATATGTTGCGTTCACCGTTGCCTCAAGATAATCTTGATGGCTACGGTGCACTCCTCAAGTATCAGCTCAAGAGGGGTCTTGATCCCCTTGACACTGATCACTTGATTCGCGCAGGACGTCCCCGAGTCGTCCGAGCAGTACTCGGTTGGAG